ATATCGTGCCCCTCTGCCTTGAGAGAAGATCGTCCCTTAGCATTAAGGCCGCCAGAAGGGTTCTTGCCCTCCTTGCGAGTCCAAGCACCTGACATGGCAATCTCCAAAATATTGGGCGGGGTCTTATCCCCGCCCAGTATAATTAGTCGATGTCCTTGTCCTTATGCTCACGCGGCTCAGTGCCAGCGTGGGCGGACGAGAGCGGGCTCATGTCAGAACCAGCACGGCCACCACCCTTGCGGGGCTTGCGACCAGCATGGTGCATGGCATGCATACCATGAACCTTGCCGACATGCTTCTTGTGCCCCTTCTTGACATGGCCGCCACGCTTGCGCTTCTCGGCCTCGCCTTCGACGTTGGGGGCGTTGCTGTAACGGGTGGGCTTGGACTTCAAATCCTCTTCCCATTCGTCACGGCCCTTAGCAGGAGAGTCCATCTCGCCGCCATGAGCCTTGTGCTTACGATGATGAGCCGACTTGTGACCCACTTGATGACCCATATGACCCTTCATTGGTCTCTCCTATTAGGTGTACTGGCCGTTAGAGTAGCTGTTGAACGACTGGATGTAACGAACAACCAGAGTGCCAGCACCCGATCCGGTATTGGTTGAAGTGATAACAAGCTGGACGTCAGTAGTGCCGACGTTCAGCCAGTTGCCGATCTGCGTAGAACCAGTTCCGGGGCTGGCAGTAACGCGGCCAGCCGCAGAACCATCAACAGCGGCAGCGGTAGTAAACGCCGTGGCCGATGCAGTGTCGCCAATACCCAGAGTCTTGGCAGTTCCGGTCCAAGCAGTTGTCACATACAAATCAATTGCGACAATCAAACTATTGGCCGGGATAACAATAGACATAGTGAACACACCAGCCGACGTTCCATTAGTCGCCTGAGTGATCGCCTGCGCCTGAACCATTTCGCAGAATCCGACATTCTGCTGACCGCTGCTACCACCAACGCCAGCAAGGTTGCCCGTGCCGTCACTGTTGAGAACATTGCCCGCCAGAACCGGACCCGTAAAGACTGTACTAGACATGTTGTCTCCTTTGGGGCTTCCCCTCCCGTTTTACGGGGAGGGGATAGTGCCGGTTACGAGGTGGGGGTCGAGCCGTAGATGGACCGCCAGTTGTAGTAGCCGAAGCTGTAACGCTCGTAGCCCTTGACCAGCAGGTTGTCCGTCACGAAGTCCACCTGCATGTCCGTCTCGAACTTGATACGTTCCATGTAGGACAGGCCGTCGATGTTCGTGAGCAGGAACCACGCATAGGCCGACGTCAAGAAGTCGTTGACCATGTAGGATTCCGGCAGACCGCCAGCAGTACTCAGGATGGCGTTCACATCGTTGTCCGCAGTACCCGGACGCAGCTCAGTCTTTGTCAGACGGATAGCAACCGGCTCAAGCTGCGGGGGAACAACCAGCTTACGACCACGGGCAAACACCTTCAGGCCAGCGTTGTCCTTGAAGTTCGTGCGGATCGCAATCATCGCGTTCAGCAGCGTAGCTTCGTTAAGGTCAACCTGAGTCGCCGGAGTGTTAGCAACCGTGCCACCATCAATCGGGTGGTTCACAAGCGTACCCGACGAATTGTAGCCCAACAGCGACACGCCGTCACCGCCAATAGCGGAGTTGTAGGTCGTGGAGGTGTTCAGGATGTTCGCGCCATAGATTTCCTTGGTCTGCTGGAAGGACTCGATCAGACCGAGGTTCGACGGGTGGAACTGCGTCTTGTACAGGTTATCGTCAACAGCCTTGCGAGTGATCGCATAGCCAAGGGCGATTTCCGTGTGTTCCTGATTGTAGACAAACCGCTCACCAGCGCCGTTATCGAACGCCGTCTGACCGCCTTCGGTCTTGAGCTGGGCCAGACCGAGGTACCGCATGTCAGCGGTGCGTTCGAGCGCCATGTTCGAGTTATGCTTGGTGAAGATTTTATCGTACTGAGATGGGATCATCTCGTACTTGCCTTCTACGCCGCGAAGTCCGGGGAGCAGAAGGTCTTTAATTGCTGAAAGATTAACAGCCATTGGTCATTACTCCTTAGCTGATGCCGGTCGGACCAGCACCATTGGTGCGGGTCAGAGCGTTGTTAAAGCCGACAACAACCCAGTTGTAAGCCGTGGTCGGATCAGCGCCATTGGAACCCGGCGGGAACGTGATCAAATCCGTCACGATGAACGGGAAGGTCGCGGTCGTCGCAAGAGAGTTCAAATACGCGCCAGACTGGCCGGTATTGGTGTTGCCAGTGCCGATGGCAAACTGAGCGTACTGACCAACCGGGCTCGAGGTCCAGTTTGTCAGGGTGCCAGAGATGTTGAAGGTCGTGCTGTTGCCCATGACCAAAAAACGAGAGTTCGGGTCATTCACAACATACGCAATCACATCGCCAGTCGCGTCCGAGCCGGGCCAGTAAGCGGACCAAACGGTGCGCTTCTGCGAGGTCGAGAGATACTGGCAACCAACAAAAATACCCGCAAGCGGGTAAGCGTTGGACGGGTTGGCCTGAGTGATATAGCCGTTAGCGGTGCTTTCCACCGGCATTACGGGGTCGCCCGTATAAATAGCGGTGCTGTTAGTCGAAGCAATTCGCAGCGTTACTTGAGCAAAAGTGGGGGCTCCACCAGCGCCGCCGTAGTACTGTCGAAAACCAAATGGCGTATTAGTGTTCGCCATGACGTACTCCTTTGAAGGAGCCCATCACATCGCACAACGGGGCGAGGATAAGGCAGGGATTGGGTTGTCTCTCCACAACGGGGGAGAGAAAG